GATCGAGAACCTAAAGGATTCCCGGTTCATGGTTATCATCGAGAATAACTACAATAAGAACGTTCCCCCGGTGGCTGCCGGGAGGACTGTCTTTGAAGTTCTCGGCTGGGACTTCGGCCTCGAGCTGAACGCTGCTGAACGTGACACGAACTCGGAAGAAACGCTTGGCGGGTGGCTGCTGACTGCCGGTTCTCATGATGTCCTGAAGGAATCTACCGTTCCGCTTTCGTTCTTCGTTGGTGGTACTATAGCAACTACGAGGGCTGCACTTGCCTCCATGCTCGCTCCCTGCTGTGAATAAATAGGTGCGGATTAATTTCCGCACTCTTTTTTATGACAGCAGCGCAAGAGGTTATAAGGTTTGCAAGTGAATATATTAACGTAAAATCATCCCGTTCACTCAGGCGTAAACAGAAAATCTCGGAGGCTTATGAAAGATTGACGGGTAAAAAAATAGTAATATCTTGTAATACTTGCTATATAGAAGCTATCTTTACAATATTAAATCTAAGTAAAATGACACAAGGCGGTTATGAACTCAAACGTGGTTATGTAGCTCAGTTTCAGGACGCTTACAAGGGCGTCAAGTCATTCACCAATGACAAGATGACCGATGAACTGGCCGAGGAATACCTTAGAAGGTATCCCGAAAGAGCGGTTTACTTTGCAAGGATGCCCCAGCCAAAGAAGCCCTTTATCCCTTCGAACGTGAAGATAGTAAAGCCTGAAGAAAAGGCTCCTGAAGTGGTGGCTCCCAGCGTTCCTGATCCGGTAAGATTAGCGGATGCGCTGACTAAACCAACTGAAATACTGGTCCCCCCGAAACCCAGGCGTTCACATCACGGGAAATCAAAATCTAAATCCAAATCGTAATGAGGGTATCCGCTACAAAAACGGCACAACGGGTTGAGCGGAATATATACATTACTTCAAAAAAAATAAAGGGGTACGGCACAAACAATGATTACCCTCAGAAAGTCTTGGAGATTGTAAACTCTTCCGGTACGGGTAAAACCTGTATGGATATTTACATTGACTTTGTTGATGGGGCCGGATTCACCGATCAAGTACTGGCAGAAACCGTACTTAACTCCAAAAATGAACGGGCAAATTCCCTGCTTAGTAAATTCGCAAAAGACTATAAAGACTTCAACGGCTTTGCCTGCCTGGTAAAATATGACGGGCTGGGATTGCCTTCGGAATATTTCAACGTACCATTTGAACATTGCCGTCTCGAAATTACTTCGATGGGAGAATACACCGGGAAAGTCGCCGTTCATCCTGACTGGACAAATATAACAGGACGGAGGTTCAAACAGGATGACGTGAAGTTCTTTCATAAGTTCGATCCGGCGAAGGTTATCAACGAGATGATCGAAGCCGGGGGACCGGAAAACTATCTCGGTCAGATCCTTTATTTCACGGCTGATGGCGACTGGGAATATCCGATATGTCCCTTTGATCCGATAATTACCGATATGCTCACCGAGGAAAGCGTATCAACGGTAAAGCATCGTAACGCAAAGTTCAACTTTCTGCCTTCGGGTATACTGGTGCGTAAAGGAATAAAACCAAGTCTCCTTAACAGTGGTGTTCGTGATCCGAATGACCCTTATAATCAGGAACAATTACAGAGTGCTGAGAATATAAAAAAGATGCAGGGCGATGAAAATACTGCAAAGATATGGATTATTGACGTTGATGCCGATGAAGAAAAGCCCGAATGGATTCCGTTTTCAGCGAATAATTATGACCGGCAACATGAGTTAACAGAGAAAACCGTTCAGGAAAACATTGGCCGGATGTTCAAAATACCTCCGATCTTACGGGGTGTTGATGTTGGTGCGGGGTTCGGAAGTTTACTGGTACGACAAGCGTATAATTTTATGAATTCAGTTGTCGGAGGCGACAGGCGAAAACTGGAAACTGCTTTTATGAATCTATTGGAATTCTATATCATAAAGTTTACGGATTTCACTATAAAGCCACTTGAATATATTTTTCAGGATGAACCACAAGGAACAGAAATTAACCCACCTGAAGCATGACGTCACTTGTTTTAAAATCGGATTTGGATGAACTGAAGTACATCGCTGATTCTGTAAAGAACACAACGATTTGGCCTCAGTTTGTTTCCGAGGCAGAGATGCTGGATGTTAAGTCATGGCTTGGCGATCCTTTACTTTATGAACTACTGACTCAGGCCGGAACTACACCGGAGACATTCTCAGTGCCAAATCAGAAACTTCTTAACGGCGGGTCATATACTTACCTGTCGAAAACCTATCTGTTTCAGGGATTAAAGAAGTGTATCATCTATTACGCCTTCGCACGTTTTACAAACCGGTCACCGTTTAATTATACGGCGGCAGGGATCGTGACAAAGGATACTGACTTTTCGACTCCGGCCTCAGACAAGGTTATTCAGAGATTGGAGACCGAAGCAAGATTAACGGCAGATGCTTTAAAGTGTGAAATAATAGCGTTTCTTAACAGGAATTATACTCTTTACCCGCTATGGACGGCAACGGGTTACGGGTGTGCGACTTCGTGTAATGACAATAGGCCCTTCACGGTGGTGGGGGATTAATATAAAATAACAATAAAATGAGCAGACCAGTACCAACAATAGGAATGAGCAACATTTACCGGTCAGTTCCGGTAGATGTTTCGGCTAATGACTTTACGGATGAAAACGGTTTTTTTATCCGAAGTGCAGCCGGGGATATTTGTTACTGTCCGATGGGTAACGAGGATTCGGAGCCTATAACAAAAACAGTTGAGGCTAAAGTATATTTCGAAGACCCTGAGATGTGCAGGAAAATCTTCTCAGCCGGAACAACTGCAACAGGTATCTATGTAGGATACGGAGTATGACCACAGTCTATAACATAGAATATTTTAAAGAAGATTGGGTTTTCACCAAAGGAGACACCATTAACTTTTTTCGTGGCATCCTGAAAAACGGTGTCGCTTATGATCTTACCGGGCTTCAGATAGATATTCATGTTAAGCGTCCTGATGGTCACGTGATAAAGAAATTCAGCACGACCGGGGGCGCGCCTGAGATAACTGTCGCTATTAATGTGCTCAGACTTTACTGTGACGGGTTCACTGAATCAGGATACTTTGACGGGGATGTTCAGGTAACGGACGGTACGGATGTTTTTACTATCGGTTACGTAAAGTTTGTAGTCAATAAAGAAGTTACGGCGTGAAGTTTACTACTGAAGATATTAACCCCAGTGTTTTCACCTGTGAGGAAAATTCCCCGGCTAAATTTACTTCCGAGTTTAACGCCGGTTATGAAGAAGTAAAAATAGGTTCTCAGGTCTGGATGCTCAGGAATTGGCACGTTGGCGGCTGGGTTCCTTCCGAGACTCACCGGGATATTTATGGATCGTTTTATTCTCATGCTCAGGCAAAAGCTCTTTACGTACCCGGCTATCATCTTCCGTTAAATGCGGACTGGAACACGCTTATTAATTATCTTGGTGGGACCGACTTTGCCGGAGAACACTTAAAAGAAGCGGGGCTGGCTCACTGGCTCACTCCTAACTTTGCTGATAATTCAAGCGGGTTCACGGCACTTGGATCAGGAACAGCGAATAATAACAACAGGTTTAATTTTAATTCAAGTTCAAGTTTCTGGTCAGCGGATGAGATTGCCCCCGGATGGCCGTATTACGTTCATCTGAATCATGGTTTAGTAACTGCTGACTTATTATTTACGGCAGCAGGACTTCATCAGTTTTGTGTTCGATTAATAAAAGATTGACATGGCATTAAGAATTGGCATAGGAAAAAATTTAAGGATACAGCCAAGCGGTGTTTCGTGGAGTACGGACTGTACACCACTATCAATAGATGTAACCCAAATAACCGGAGGCAATAGAATTACATGGACTGATAATCCTAGTTGTACCGATGAGGACGGCTATGAGGTTTGGGTAAGCATTGACGGCGGTGCTTATGCTTTACTTGATACCGTTGCTGCCGGAGTAGGAACTTATGATGATAATACTGACTATGCCGGATCACAAGTCACTTACAAGGTAAGAGCATACAAAGGAACTTCTTATTCTGCTTTCACCGATGAATCTGAAATAGTTATTGAACCGAATATAGAAAACCTTGCTGTTGTATGGTTAGAGGATCATGCTGTTATCACATTTGACGGTGTTGCAGGGTGGGAAACAGAACTTTATTCTTCTTTAGATGATATTACTTATTCTCTTGTAACGACTATTGCTGATGGAACTGAAACATATACGGATCATACATGGCAGGGAACAACGGTATATTTTAAGGCAAGAGCAAAACAGGGCGTGGAGTTTGGTGATTATTGCGCTTCGATAAATATTGCAACTCCGCTTGTTTTTAAATGGGACAATAATCCTTACACAGCATTTTCAATTGGAGCTTTTGGATTACCTGCCAATAAAACGGTTACTATTTATTGGGGATGGGGCACACCTGAAAATCATGATGATATAACATTAAATAATCAGGTTACTCTTGCTGCAAATGCAACCGCAAGTGATCCGCTATATATAAAACTATATGGCGATTTGAATAGCATCACAACATTCAATATTGCTTCAAGCGTAAAAAGATATGGTAATTTAAGTAAGTGGGTTATTCCTACGGGAGTAACAACTTTCTACCTGTTTGGGTGCGCCTTCACAGGAGATATATCAGGTTGGACTATTCCTCCCGCGTTAGTTGATTTCAGGATTTATGCCAATGCTTTTACCGGAGACTTATCATCATGGTCACTGCCGGTAACAAATACAATAGTTTGGCTAACGGAAACAAATGCCACTAATGAGTTTACCGGATGTCCGAGGGGTTCATTAAAACAAGTTGAAGCATCAGTGGGCGGTTATCGTTTGTTTCATGCAGCCGTCCCGACTGCCGGAGTTGATGCTTTCCTGGCTTATGCAAATACTTATTTTGCAACCAATACACCTATTAAAAACAGCATTTTTGTTTTATCTGGAACTGGAATGGGTACGCCCACGGGAGGTAATAGCAATACGGATTTAGTGGGAATAAAGGCAAAATATGTGGCAGCAGGATTTACAGCAACAATTTATAATAATACATGATAGCACCCTCAAATATACAGACTACAGCGATTGCGGGAGGTGTAAGAATTACGTGGGATGACAACTCTTCGGATGAACATGGTTTTGAGGTGTGGCGTTCTGATAATGGCGGTGCTTATGCTCTTATAACAACAACTGATATAGGTATCGAAACGTATGATGATACAGTGGGGGTGGGAACGTATAAATATAAGGTCAGGGCTAAGAGTGGGGAAACGCTTTCAAATTATGCAACAAAAGATGCACCCGCACCACTTGAGTTTGTCTTTACTTCAACAGGAGATGGATCAGGACTTGGTGTTTTCAATGTTGAGGTTTCCGAGAACACTGTTGCAACAATTGATGGCACGGGGAAATTCTATACTGATCTCGCCGGAACGGAAGGGGAAAGTTCAACATGGAATATTACAACAACGGGAAGCGGCTTTGCAGAACTCTTAAACAGGATTTACATTAAAGTACCTTCCGGGACTGCTACTCTGAGAATTAAAAATGTAGTAACAAAATGGGGAAGAGAGATAGGCGGGGGTGACTTATTAAACGACGGATGGGACACATCTATGGTCGATCCTGTTGCTGCCGCAAATTGTCCATCGGTAAGCATTGATGTTGCTACAATGACTTACAATACCTCTATCAATGTCTTTGGATTGAATACAACTTATGGTGACCTGACGGGCAACTCTATAATAACATATATGGAGATTGCCGATGGTACGCCGAACCACACCACTCCCGGACATGGAGGCTCAACCATTGGAGGTGATATTTCTTTGATGCCGCTCACCAGTTTCGATTGTTGGGATGACACACATTTTACCGGAACATGTGCGTCTGCCACTATGAGTGTTATTTGGTGCAATGGACTTAATGAAGTGACTTTTAATGTTTCTGCAATGCCATCGCTAGGGACTATTATTATACTGGCAGAATGTTCTTGTACTGCTATTGGTGATATTTCTATATGTTCTGATCTGGCTTTTGCACAAATATTAAGGCCGAATACACTTACTGGCTCAATTGCAGGATTAACTAGTTTATCTTATTATTTGGTAATATCAGGAAATATTACTGTTCCTAATGTAACTAACCTTACTGATTTAAGTTATTTCAGTGGTAATCAGGTTTTAACGTCTGCTAATGTAAATCAAATACTTGCTGATATTTGGGCTAATAGAGATGCGGCAAAGACATATACATTCAGGTATTTCAAACTCAATGTAGAGGGATCAGGCGCGCCAACAGGACAGGGAATAACGGATTTAGCAAACTTAAGAGCATATAGAAGTCCTAATGATGATCCCACTAAGGATTTATGGACAATAGATACTATAGTGTGATGTTGGTAGTAGACTTAACAAAGAATGAAGACAGCATTATCAATATTACTTTTGACTTTAACACTGAATCTTTCGGCTCAGAAGAATGAACCGTTAAAAGTTATTGGAGTCTACACTGCTGCTATTGTTCTCAATGCTGTAGGTGACGGGTTGAATGATGAAGGAACAAAAGGGTGGGGTCATGCCTGTAATGCCGCTTCGATAGGATTACTTCTTAGTTCACCGTTTATCATTAATTACGATAGAAAAAAGTGGTACTGGTATTTGGCGAGCTACACAAGTTTAAGAATAGGTTTATTTGATTACACTTATAATACAACAAGAGGATTGCCGCTTAATTATATCGGTGGAACAAGTACGTGGGATCAGGTATTGGGAAAACTTAACCCGCCAAGTACTTATTTATTGAGAGGTGTATTTTTTACCGTTGGTATTTCGATACCAATTCATGAATTCAGAAAACCTTTAAATGAGAATAATTAAGAAATACAGATTTTTACTAATTGGAATAATCGTACTTATTCTCTTTTTGGGTGTAGTAGCAACTGCTTTTTCACTGCATCCACAGTCTGAATCACAATGGACTGTTCAGACGTTAAAAGAATACATGGATCAGAGGTTCGATTTAATGCAGGTAGCAGTAGACAAAGCTGAGGTATTCGCTAAAGAGAAATTTGAGAATACGAATGAATGGCGAACTACATTTGAAAACCTGGGGAGAACATACATTCCACGTGCAGAATATGAATCTGCTCATACCGGGATACACACCGAAGTATCCGAGCTTAAAGAACGACTTGACAGGATTCAGAACATGAAGCAGGGAGGCAATGTTGTTTGGGCTTACGTACTTGCGGGTGTATCATTAATAGTTGGTGTATTTTCAATAAAGGATAAGATTGTTAAAAAGTGAAATAGTTTTGATTAAACATAAGAGTTATTAATTTAAAATTTGTTATTATGAAAAAAATCAAATGGATCTTTCTTGCAGGACTTTTTTTCTTAGCCACCTTTATCGCTTTTGGACAGGAGCCAACGGAGCCACCGGCTGACTGGGGGGATATCATTATGAACCCTGCTAAGTGGTTCGCCGGGTTCGGGGCTATTTCCTTCCTGACGGCCTTCCTCGCAACCTTCGTGATAGGATTACTCAAGATCACAAAGAACTTTTCCAAACAGCTTATTGCCTGGCTTGTGGCTGTAGTTCTTTTAATAGGATCAAACCTGATGAATTTCGGTTATGCGGCCAGCTTTCCAATCTTACTAACAGTCATACACGGCTTAGGTGCGGGACTTGCGGCAAACGGGGTGTTTGATATTCCACTATTAAAAGGACTTCTGGACGGTATTGAGAAATTACTTAATGAGGACTCATGAAATGGGTTCTCTCAAGACGGTACAGGCAGTTCCAGACAATGGGCTGCCTATACGTTTTTAATGAAGATCATTCGTTTTTTAACTGCCGGACACTTGAACTGCCGTGGTTGAATAATAAACCTAACGTAAGCTGTTACCCCGGTGAAGCGGTTTATGATGTAGAAAAATATAAAAGACCAAATGGCAGGTGGGCGTTTTGGGTTAAGAACGTACCGGGTCGTTCCGGGATATTATTCCATCCCGGCAATTATGCTTCAATTTACAAGACCGATTCCGAAGGCTGTACCCTTCCCGGAATGGCTTATGATGACCTGAACCGGGACGGTTATATAGATATTCTGGAAAGCCAGGATGCCATGAACAGGCTTTTATATTTAATGCCGGATAAGTTCAAATTGTATGTGCTTTGAAAAAAGTAAGCATTTATATTACCCTGGTTGCAATACTTATCATTCTCATATCGGTTTTTCTTTGGGGCTTCAGGACTTATCCGAAAGTTCACCCGCCCCCGGTCGCTTCTATTGACACATTTTACGTTCATGATACTGTCGTTCACCGTATTCCATACCCGGTCACTATCCGGGATTCAATCAGGTACAGGGATCAGGCATGGATCGACTCTATTGTTCAGGCCAACCAGGTAGATACCTCTGCCTTACTTGCTGATTATTACGCTTTGCATTATTATACCCGGCACTGGGGGGATTCTCTTATCAGCGTTACTTTAAAAGATGTTGTCAGCGGAAACCGGTTTATTGATTCGGCTCTGACCTATCAAATACTCCGACCTCAACAGGTTATTAACAGTGTTATTAACAATTATACTTACTCACGATATCTTTACGCCGGTGCCGATATTCCGGTGGATAAAATACGAAATGCCGAATATGGCCTTTTTTATGCCTCTAGACGAACTTTCGTTGGCGGGGCTTACTCACCCCTTACCGGAACCTTTTCGTTTAAATGCGGCCTAAAGCTGTTAGAATGGCACTAGGTTTTATTACCTTCATTTAGTTCACGAAGTCGGCGGGCTTCATCCGTGAATGTTTTATGATAGTAGTTACGATGCTTATTCCCCTTTTGAATAGTCAATATCAAAAGAAGTAATACTGCAATCCCTATTAAAAGTGCCGTTCCCATGATCTGTCGTATTTTGTCGTGTCATACTTATTACGGTTTTCTTCCAGCTTCAGGAAGAACTTTTCTCTGGCCTCAGCATCAGGTATATTCTTTGATACCATGATTACCGTTCTGTGGTCGATCCTCACGGGTTTTAAATCCCGATGAGATTCCTTCGTATGAAGGGTGCTGACAGTTAAATGGCGTGTCATTTTATAAAGTATTCAGCAATCCGCTTGCCTGTTAATGTTTCGATTGTCCGGGCTGATATGATATTTCCCTTCTCCCTGAGCTGGTAAATCCTGCCCGATAGCCTAAGGCATCCGTACAGACGTAACGCCTCGAGTGATGTCAACGGCTTGCCTGATTTCAGGTGCCGTAAGATTTGTGTGTTTTGTGATTCATCCATTGTCGTAAGTTTATTCTTTTTCCGGCACTGAATCAACATTCCCGTACTTTTCAAGTAATGGTTTGACTTCTTCATCCAGGCCGTAACCTTTTTCAAGTAATACAACCGCATTATTAAGTTGATCCTTAGCAATCGGTAAAAGTGCTAATCCTAATCTTGCTACATTGTCAAGATTGTAGTTTGCATTTTGTAATTCTTCTAAAATTGTTACTGACATAGTTTTAATTTTTAGTTTGTAAATACTTATTAATCGTTTAAAGATTGTTTATTCATTTGCTTTAAGCTCTTTAATTTTTGATTGAAAATATTTAATTTTTTCTTCCAATTCGAAGCGGGAAAACTTATACCCGGTTCGCTTATAAGATGCAGCCCTGAGTTTTAATCTATCAAACCTTACCAGTCCGATCTTCATAACCAGGTTATCCCGGTATTCAATAAGATTGCCGGATAGAAAATTATTACAGTGAATACATTGACCATGAACATTGTCTTCATCAAATCTCAGTCCCGGGTAATGTCCCGCATTATAAAAATGTCCGGCGTTCATAAGCCTTTCGGATTTAATCTGACCGCATGAGATACATTTAAAATGATCGCCTGACAAATCCCGGAGTCTTATGTATTCATTGAAGACTTGCTGGCATTTAGTGATTAGCTGCGGAAGGGATTTGTTACTCATTTCACAAACATCTTTACCAGGGCTTCATATTTCTGTCGGAAGTATGGAACTTTACCGGAAAGCTTTTCCCCGGCCTGAATGGTTATCGTTACCCTCGGAGGGCTGAATCCTGTGATCTCAGCGATCTCGCCGTTCTTTTTCCCGGCTGATTTGAGAACCATGCAGTAAAGCTGGCGGGCTTCAGGGAGGCTGCCGTATTTGAAGTTCGAATTAAACTCGTCCTCTGAGATCGAATAATCCCGGCAGATAGCTTCTATTAGTTTTTGTGTATTCATAGTAATCTTTTTAAATTTCGCTTCTGATCAATAAGGGTAAACTTTTTGAGTTCGTCAATGAGCGCAAGTAGTTTTTCTTTTGATGGTTCGGGTAAGTGATTATTTTTAGAGTCCGCACCAATATTAACTTTATTGGGATTGGCATATTCTATTAATTCAACCATTTCTTTTAAATCAAAATCCATGATGGGTTCAATAGTAACTTGCTTTTCATAACCCCAAATATTTGGATTTGCTAACCGGTGCATTTCTATTGCTCTTTCCCCCGTTACTGGAGCATTACCCATTTGTTCGTACCACCTGTTAGTTTCAATAGTAGTACATAAAATAGATCCGGCTGGGTAATAACCAAACCAAATGCAAAACTTACCTGGATTCTTTGTTTGAAAATAATATCTATTATCAGGGTATTTATGACATTGATGAATTATATCAGAGGCAAATTTCAATGGCGTATACTTTGCAAACAAATCATTTTGAGCGCAAACAAACCAAGTATTTCCGCTTCCGAGATTCTTATTCATTGCCTTTTCGTCAAGTCTCAATTTACCAGAATACTTCGCTTCAATAACTGGATATCTCATTAAACTACAAGTGCTACAATAGATACACTTGTGAGGACATTCACCAGCAAGCGGATTCCATGTTTTAACACCAGGATACATATTCCCTTTTGATTCATTTGTTTTCATAGTCAAACTATTTCCTTCAATTTGTCGATATAAGTTACATCAGTGGCATACCGAATACCCCAAAGAAAAGCCAGATAATCTTCCGTTACCCACCCCCGACTGATGTAATAATCCTGCCAGTATTTATAGTCTCGCACGGAATCCGTAAAGTGGACATATTGAGCGTGACCCCTGCATTCACCAACTGCTGACGTGCACCGATACTTAGGCACTTTCATCCCGAATAAATTCTTACCGTATCGGAATATGTTGCTTGTAAACTCTGCCGTCTCGATCCGCGCCTGTCTGAATACTATCTCAGGCTCTTTAATGTCAAAGTACAGTATAACCTTCATCAGGTTTTCAGGACTGAACTCTAGCGAATAAGGGTCTGCAAAGAATAATTCACGTTCAACCCCGAATTTAATCTGGTCCCGTTGCTCTAGTCCTGTTGGTGGGCAGCTTGCCAGAAGCGGAAGCATACCGAATATCAAAAGTAGTTCTTTCATTTCTCATAGTTTAAATTTAGACCTAAATATATTGCTGGTTCCCATCTTAAAATGTCGGTACTTACCGCAAAGGCGAACCCCTTTATCCTGACCGCTAATCCCATCTCGAAGGAAAGCGGGTTAAATATCTTAGAATCAACGGTTGCCCCTTCCAATTTCGCCGATCCGATATGATGATAATTCAGCCCGGCAGTTAAATTAAACTGGTTTCCGTTGTAATCCGGCAGGGGCGGCATGATTCCGACAGTAGCCTTAATATGGTTGCGGACATCATTGCATTTGTAAACCCCGCCGTTGCCATAGCTCAGTGAGTTATAAACCCGGAGTCCTTTGACCGTATAGTCACAGCGAACCCCTAGCCCAAAGTCTGCGGGCTGGAATGATCCGTAAATAACCTGAGCCTGAAGTGTGGCCGGAAGTAAAAGTAAAAACATTAATAGTGGTTTCATTGTTTAAAATTTAATGTCTGCTGCATCTTATGAATCTCAAATCTCTTAACCGCTGCATTATAGTACTCTTTGTCGATCTCACAGATAACCATTTCAGCTATTCCGAAGTCGTATCCCGCAATAGCCAGACTCATTGATCCGCCGTGAGTGTCAATGATCTTATCAGTTGGTTTGGCATAGTTCTTTAGGAGCCATTTATAGAGTTGCACAGGCTTTTGAGTGGGATGGATTCTGTTAAATGTTTCACTTCGTTTTTTATACTGTTTTAAGACTCTATCAAAACTTGTCCAAATCAATTCTCCATCACCATAATCGCCTCCTAATTCCTTTTGCCAATAAAGCCAACCTCTTGAAATTGGTATTTTGTCAGTAAAATAATTTCCTCCAAAAATGATTTGATTCTTACTTATTCTTTTAAGTTCATTAAAATATTCTGCAGACGGTGGTTTATTATCCCAGTTTTTCTTTTTACCATTTGTTTTATTACTGCCCCGTGTTCTGCATTTTCCCCCATCTTCACCTATCCCATACGGTGGATCAACAATAGCCAGATCAAAGTATTTATCCGGTATGTCCTTCATGTATTTAAGACAATCGATATTGAGCAAAGTGATCATATTTTTGTCCCGTTAAATAACCGCATAACCACATATAGATCACAGCCCTTAATTCCAAGCGTGAGTAATAAGTCACCACAGTACAGATCATATTTATCAGGCTCTTTCAGGTATGCCTTGTAAGTCCTGCGGGGTGTCGATGTTTCAAATGTAATCAGGTCGTTCATTGTTCGTTTGTAATATAAATCCTCAGTGCATCTTCACGCTGATCATCGGTCAGAAACTTTCTGATCTCAAACCATCCTAGCCACAGCGACCATTTATAAATCAGGTGAAATGCTGCGGGCTGCTTTGTCGGGTTGCCTTTGATGAACGCTAGTGTAAAACTATGTTCCGGCCAGTAAACAAACTGATAAAGGTCAAAGTATTTTTTCATATTGTTCTATTGCTTTAAATATTTCATAAGCTATTTGCGGGACTATTGCATTTCCGAGTGCTTTAATTCTGTCCACCCTATTGGAAATCCCATCATTTCTTCCACAAAGAGGGGACTGAGCTGGCCAAATTCCGGCTTTGCATATAAATTGTGTATTTTCACATTCAAATCTGTTTCGGGGTTTATTCTGTGATGATTCTTCGATCTTGGGGATCTGTAATCCCGTGCTTTGGGTGTTGGTAACAAATTGTGAAACTGCATCCAGTTTATCATATTGAACTGTCTTGAATTGTCCCCGTATTTTCTGCTCATTAATGGCAGTCCTTCGGTTTTTAATTTGATTACTTTCTCCGTTTTGTCTGGAGACTGCATTGATTGAGGTATAGGCAATAATCCAAAGTCTGTCCCTTCTATGTCTTGCGCCAACGGATACAGCTGGAATAATAAATTGTTCCGTTGTGTAGCCTTCACCTTCCAAATCAGCAATAATATTGTCGAGTTCCATGTCAATGATTCCAGGAACATTTTCGCCAACGACATAGGACGGTTTAATTTCCCGTATAACCCTAAGATATTCCGGCCAGAGGTGGCGGTCATCTGCCTTGCCTTTTCGCTTCCCGGCAACGGAAAAAGGTTGGCAAGGGAATCCACCTGTAAGGATGTCGATAAGTCCTCTGTACTTTGTCCCGTCAAATTCTTTAATGTCTCCATATCTTTTAACATTTGGAAAATTCTTCTCTAATACTTTCGTGCAGAACTTGTCAATCTCGACTTGAAAAATATTCTCCCATCCCATCCATTCAGCCGCCAAATCAAAACCACCAATGCCGGAAAAAAGTGAACCATGATTCATGTCCTTCGTGAATTTCCAAGTAACTCCATGATATTAAACATCTCTTTGAAGCGGTCAACGGTTTGTGCCCCGTATTTCTTCGTAAAAGTGTCGACCTTATAATTTGATGTTGCAAAAGTCAAAGCCCCGTTATCGTACCTCGAGGCGAATAGTTCCAGGATCGGCCTCTGGATCGTACCGTAATTATTGACGTATTCTTGTTCTTTTCCGAGGTCATCGATAAGTAAATACTTACTGTTATACTCAGTCGTTTCCTCTTTCACGAGAATCTTATTCAGGTCCTGAGCCAAAAACGGAAGAAATATCTTGCCAGTTAATAGTTCGATTATCCCGGCGAAACCTTTAAGCAGGATCGTCTTTCCTGTTCCTAGCCCTCCGAGTAGCAGGATTCCCTTCTGAAGATCGCCCCGGAAACCTTCCGAGAAAGTAAGGTAATGAAACAAGTCATCAATGACAATCTCATTTTCCTTATCAATTTTAAATGGCTTAAATATCCTTCGTATGATCAATGCCCTGGTACATTCGAGAATCAACAGCTCCCGGAAGTCGGGAAAATTTAAACCTGGTGCTGAGGGCCGTTTTTTCATTGCGTCAATCCTGTCGGATTCAATCGTGAACTTCATCTTTGAAATAACTTCATCAATTTTCATAGTCTATGTTTTTACTTTGCTTAAAAAATTAGCTATCGGGATAATGTGTTTTTTATTAATCGGATAACTGCCATTTAGTCTCAGCCTCCTGATTATAAAATACCACTTTATGAATCGAATAAGCCTCATTTATCTTTCAATATTTAATAGTCGGTATCTTTAATTCCCTTGTTGTTGTTAAAAGTCTTTTTCTCAAAAACAGTAAAATACATTATTTGCTGCGGATCTTTTTTCCTGAGTTTTAATATAGACAGAAAGTTAGTTTTCCAGAAATCATCTATCCTGGTTCGTTTAATAATATTTTTTATATGCTCAGGTTTATGTCCGTCAATTCGAATAAGTTTATCAAGCGTATCACACCAATCCTGTTTTTGTTTTTCGGTTTTAGGTCTACAATTCTCATCAAAAAAAATCACAACTTCATTATAAAGATTTTCGATTTCTTTATCAATTACAATTATATCTTTATTTACATCTTCATTTTCATTTTCCATATGTGGGTCCATATGTGGGTCCATATGAACACTTTTTTTTAAGTTTTTTCTTCTGCTTTCAGTATAGTTATTACGTTTATTAGTTTCGATTACCATGCGTTTATTATAAAAATATCCATCTTCCTGGTAGAATTTGCACCAAATATCTTCATCTTTTTCGCCGCAAATTTTAAGCATATCTTTTTCAGTAAGTTTTCCATTCTGATGTTGCAGGCAAAGAAGCATTATGTATTTACCTCTCTGTTCATCTGTCATTAGAATAGTTCCGGTTATAAAATCCTGTGTGTAAAATAAAACGGCTGGATCTTTCATGATAAAAACCTAGTTAATTATTTTATAGCCTTTTTAAGTTGATTGATTATCTGAGGAATAGCATTTGAATGAAATGAATATCTACTAGTACCATTATTAGAATGTTCATCAAAAATACATGTATTAGGATATGTAAGAATTATGAACCTTTTCCCTTGTTCATTCTTAAATTTAAGTGTAGATATATCGTTAAAATTAACGGAAGATAAGTAAATACCGGGACTATTGTTGCTGATAGATAAATGGCAATCTTCACAAATGGTAACGAGTTGAGAATTCTTATATCCCCACGGAGTATTGCCGTTTATATATTCTTTGTGGTGTACGTGAAGCGGAGTATCTTTGTCTCCGCAAAGTTTACAGGTAAATTTATCTCGCTTCATAATCTGAAGCCGTTTTTTCTGCCAGCGTGGGTCTTTAAGAAGATCAGAATAAGTTTTACTCATAGCTTAAAATATAGAAAGCCAAGCCCCGGCCTGATTGGAAAAAGCGACAAAACTTGATCGAATGAAGTTACCGGGGCCGGCTTGTTTTTTAATTTTTCTATGTCTGTCATATCTTCATTCAATAATTTAAAAGTTTGTCGCTTTGTACAAAGATAGTAATAATTCGGATAATTAACAGAATTATGAATTATTTTTTCTCATTAAACATCTCAGGCTCCCCGGATTCTTTCCCTGCCGTCTTTTCCTTTTTCGTTTTCTGAACTGGATCAGTGACGACAGTAGCCTCCTGAATATCTTCAAACATCCCGGCGTACTTATCTTCTTTTGACGGGGCCAGATCATTTATTTCATTTTCATAATCATGACTGATTGAAGCGATAAGCTGCTCGGAAAAGTTCGTTTTAGGCAGAAGTTTGAATAGTCTTTTGAGTGCTGATTTTTTCCACATTTCATCCTCCCATGTTTCCCATGGAGAGAACTTCCGGGCATCTTCATTCTTATAACTCTCCGATGTTGCCCTTATTTTTTCGATTTCTTCACGTCCGAGTATCTCGAATTGAAAGCCGCCATCACGAAGGAAAGCAATAGCATAAGCGCCGATTTTTTCACCTTTATTCGAAAGTGCGGGCTGATGTTTGAAATATGGATCGGAACCACGCCTGTAATCGTACTTGTCATTCGAATAAATAACTCCGGCATCAACATTTTTCACAGCCCCGGCATCGGTTAGAATCTTTATCATCCCGATGTATGAAATATCAAGGATACATTTCAATTCACCTTTGATCTTCCGGGGAACCAGGTAAGCATACTTCAAAGCCGGGTTAAGTGTTATTCCTGTCAGTGCTACATTGACAATGGCGTGTTTAACGGACTCTGAATCACATTTCATCAGATAGGGATTATTCATCAATATCTGAATAGCAAAGCCAGCTTCACGATTGAAGTTCATCTTGTAATCATTACTAGCTTCAAATTGTTTTTGTGCAGTGAAAACAAGTAACTTGCTCTCTTTCTCTCTTACTGCTAATTGTGTGTTGTTTTCCATGTTTAAATAATTAAGTGGTTAATACTAATTGTTATTTATGTTCTTTTACTTTCGCATCAAAATAATAAGCAAGCATAATTTTTATTTGCTCCCCTTCCTCGCCAAATGGCGCAATACCAAATGACCATGTAAGTAATTTTTCTGCAATAAAAAGTCTGATTTCTTTTTTCAGTTCTTTCATGTCGTCAATTCTTTTTGAGTTGAAATTTTATGATTTATATGATCGTAATAGGTCAGATCCTTTATTGCCCATGCCGGAAGCTTGAGTTCCAGGATTCCGTATTTATTCTCACAGAAAACCTGATAACCCGGCCAGATATTATTGTCGATACAGTATTTGTAAAGCTGTAAAAGCATTTCATATTCATAACGACCCTGAGAAATGAATTGAGGTGAACATTCAAAAAGATTGAAGGCATACGGTTTTCTTTTTTCCTGAGCAATAAAGACAAAAGTTATTGGTCGCTGATCATTGAAAAACAACTCCAGCATATCAGTGTAAAAGGCTGCTTGAATATGGTAATCATATTCTCCACATTCCCTTGCAAAGCCTTTTTCAGAAGCGTCCTTTGTTGTTTTCAGTTCCATGATTAAATGTTTAATATCCTTCCGGTAATCAGTAATAAGCTTAATCCCTATCTTCCCGACTTCGGTTTCAAGTTCTCCTAATATTCCCCGTTCAGCAACTCCGTTAGTAAGTAACATTTTTGCATAGAAATGAGAGAATAGCTTTTCCTTCATACCTTTCATTCTATCGAAATCTTTCTTATCAATGATTTCTTTATTATCCATAAGCTTTTCCTCTCCGGCAAGCCATATTTTATAATCTTTGGTTGCCCTCGGTTTCTCAACTCCTTTTGCGATAAGTGCACCGTAAACAATACTATCATCGAATACATAATATCTTTTTTCAAATTCATCAGGTTCGAGTACGTAACAATGATATTGCTTACCAAATACTTTCTCAGGAGTTTCGACATAAGGTTCGCCGTTCCTGTAATGATCCGGGGATTCTTTAATCCTGACAAGTCCTGATTTAGAAATATAATCTTTACAGGATTTCCATTCCTCGGTTCCTCTTTGGCATTCCCGGAGACTGGCTGATTTTATGAAGTCGCTTGTCATAGTCTATCTTTTACTCTTTGATTTATAAGGATAATGATTCAGTTTTAGCTTAAAGAATGTGAAATTTCCGAATTGAAACGGCTTTGTTTCTTTGAGATTGTAAGTCACGGTCCGGTACAAGTGGTAAAGGTTAGCGGACTTGAGTGCCCAAACCAGGGATGTGAAGGGTTCTATTGCCCTCCCTGATTGCTTAATTTCTTCTTTCAGGTAAATGTATTTCATGGTGCTAAGGTAATTAATATGATTAAGTATTGCTAATATTATGCGCTTTATTTTGCAGCCAGATATCTTTTTCAGCCCGGCAGGCGTGTAGGGAATTTCTTACCGTTGTGAATAGTTCTCCGTCTATTGCCCGGTATTCATATTGGAACGCCCCGCCGGAATCGTATTTGAAAAACTGGTACTGTTCTTTACCAGGGAGACAGTTTGAAGAATCATCAAAGTCTGTATTCATCTCTTCTCGTTTAAATATGTTTCGTAATGACTTTAGCGGGGATTAATGCTGTGAAATTACGGCATATCAGGAAGTTTCTTTTTGTGTTCAACCTGCCATTTTTCCATTGCGCTAGCGTGCCTCATGACTATTTCGGCCATTATTCCGCTACCGCCTCTGGAAAGCAGACCAATAGCCCATTGTCTTAATAATTCAGGGGCTAATACATCTTGTCCTCTTAAAAGGAATACGGGTTCATCATCTGGAATTAATTCATCAGGGTCTTGAATCCGGTCATAATCTTTTCTTGCATGTCTCATTGTCTTAATTGTTTTTAGTTAATAAATATCTCTCGTAATGTAATTTTCATATCATTTTACTTTTTAAATATGTTTCATAATCAAATTTAGCTTTCTCATCCATTCTCTTGAATCCCAGCCTGCACTTTGTCTCCTTTATCCCATTGTACCAGTTCCAGCCAAACATCACATTGATTGTCAGCAACCGGTTTTTAATCCTTCTGATCTTTGCATAGCCGTAATAGAATCGTGAATTCCCCTTATGCGTTATAAAGGTCATCAGCTTTTTACCTTCATGCGTGGTCTGCCATTCCTCTATACCGTCAATAGCGTGAAAAGGATACAATAAATGTCCGTCTTTAACTTTGATTTCGGGCATAATGAGAAGTGGTAAATTATTCATTTTATTTTCAATAATATTTCAAATGCTATAATATCAAGTATTCCTTTATTGTCAGGATGTGGATCATGAATAATTCCGTTTTTCCATACAACTGAATGATTGACTCTTTTCTCAATTGTACTTCTCGGACTTTTTCCGACAGCAATTATATATCCGTCAGTATCTGGTGCTAAAAGTGATGTTCTATCCGTATTCTCAATTGTGTAGCCAATCCATAAATAACCTAATGAATGTAACACCTGAAATATTTTAGGATAATAATCACTCCAATCATCTATGATATTCGGTGCTGGAAATAGTTCAATATCACATTCTAAAATAGATGCAAGACAAGCCCTCCAACAATCTCCGGCCTGCTCATCAGGTATGTGTAAATATTTTTGTTTAACTGGTATCATTCCGCAACCTTTAAAGTTCCTTCCATATACTTCCCTTCCCTAAACCACTCATTGAAGCCTGTGAAAGCGTTTCTCCATGCAGCCCAACAGAAGCAGAGATAGAGATATTGAAGTTTCATTTTAAGAGGTAAATTATATGGTTCAACAGGTGCAAACATTTCTATAACTCCGAGAAATTCTCCGAACCACTTTTCTTTCAACTTCCGCTTATACCAATCCGGCCCGGCAAATTGATCATGCAACCCCGTCAGAAACCAGAACAGCAGGAAATACGGATGAATGAGATTACGTTTCTTAACACACGGCTTGAGCACGTAAATATGATTCACTTCATCTTCATAAACCCTTGCATTCATAAACCTGATGATCTGGTGCCGGAGCGGGAACACAAGAGTAGGATAAAGGATCAAACCAATAGCTCTGCCAATGATTTCAATCAGCAGCAGGAATAGATAGAGTAGAATGTTTTTGAGTGTCATGGGTTAGTAGGTTGGTTTATTGCACTCAGTGATTCAATAAATTTCACTATTGTTTCAGCACATTGCGCGTCATCATCTCTTTCTCCAAGAGGATAGAAGTTACTTTGTAATATTTTAAGTACTTCATTATACAAATAAGTGTGCATTTCTTCTTTTTCCATAGCTTATTGTTTAGATTAAACCTTGTTGTTTCATAAGTTTCTCAAAGTCCTTAAGAGTTGATTCTTTTCGCGGACTTCTTCGATCCTTTTCTCTTTCGTGTTTTTTCCGATTAAGAGTTCTGTGTAGTGTTCTGTTATGTAACTTATTCTTCTTTTTACTTTTGTATGCCATGACTTTTATAGTTTATATTTTTTACTCCACTTTTTAAGTGCCTTTCTCAACTCTTTGGCAGGCGAGCCGAAACGGGATATCTTCCCTTTAAGATGAATAACTATCTTATGCCTGTCATCCCTGCACATACGCAACTCAGAATCAGAACGGATGAATGTTATTGAATGTATTTTTGTCATTGTTCGACTATTTCAGCATCGTCATAATCTACTGTTCTCAAAATTGTCCGGTAATTCCTGAGGACAAAACACATTTTATCAGCAGTCCGTAGTTGTTTTACAAGGTATGTTTTGCCTATCCGTGATTCGTACCACTTACCTTTGCCTGAGATTATTTTTATCCGCATCTTCATTGTTTAGATTGTGATTTAAAGTCCCTTGCCCACTGAGCACCCTCCTGCCTTCTAGAATTATCTCTTTGAACTACTCTTACAACAGAATTTGGTTCATCTGGGTATACTCTATTATTAAATTTCTCACTTATATTTTTTATATTTGTAGGAAATTTTCTTTCTATCTCTTCGTCACTCGGATGCTCTGCGAATTGTTCCGGGAGAGGTAGATCAGAAGCATGAATTATTTGATATATTTCAATCATAGATTCATTTAATGCACGTACCTGATCGTGATCATAATTATACATATTAAGTTCCTGAAAATCATCCACTATCTGTTGTATCATGGAAATTGTTCCTTCCATACTTTCAACTTTCCGTGAATCCATCTGTTTGCCTTTGTATTGTCGAGAATGTCCAACCCCTTTAACTATGCCATTAAAATAGCCGTTCATGTATTCAGATAATCCCTCAGCATTAAAATCAGGATGTTCACGTACCAATGCTTCTGCTATTTCTTCTTCCCCCCTCTGAGGCTCGGAAGTCCATTTATCTCTGCCGTAATTATCATCGCCGGGGCCATAAATGTCATTGTGAGGATCACGTTTCGGACGAGGCTCGGACTGCAAGGCAGCGAGTTCGGATTCAAGTTGTTTAGTTCTCTCATGCCATTCCACTAATTTATCATTAGCCTGATATTCAAATGCTTTTAAAGCATGTTTAATCAATTCAGCCTGTTTCTGTTCAAGTTTACTGCTCATAGCGTTTCAATTTCTTTAGTGAGTGATTCGATCTTTTGACGAATATCAGATGCAATATATGGCCTGCCTAATATTTCAAGTAATCCTCTGTAATCTTCTAACAACTTACCCTGTTCCTTTATCAGTTCATCCCGCTTTTCAATGAGCGGGAGAAGGTCGGAGGCAGCTACTAAGATAATAGGCATATCGCCTTTTTCTTTATAAAAATGTTCTTTAAGTATTTCAATGATTTTGTCTCTCATATCCTTACAATTTCTTTCGTTACCTCAACTAATCCGGCCCCTTTACAAGCCGGACAAACATCAAGTTCATCAGCCTCAACAATCCCCTCCCCTTTACACCTGGGGCATTCTTTGAGACCTTCGGTCATAGTGAAATTATCTTGCTGCATCGAGATATATTTTATCAGCTAACGCCTTACAATATCCCGACAGGACCGTAACTGTTTCTATGGTGGTTACTTCCTTAGTAAAGACCTCACAGGACTCACTATTAGTCGCTATGATCTCTATTCTTACTGCCAACATTAAATCATAGTAGACTTTATAGCCAGGCATCCAAACAGTCAGCGTGGCGTGAAGTTCTTTTTTTGATATTGACTTCTTAGGTTCCACCTGAAGGGCTGATGAAAGCTTCGTTAAAAGCTTATCGAACCGGTCAGCCGTTAACGCTTCTCCTACCGGGGAAATTCTTATATCGCCCCTGTAATGATCAGTTTCAATCTTCCATTGCTTGGGAATAAGATCGGCAATATTATCCGATACCATTTTACCATAGAAAATCTGCTTTACGCATTGTTTCAGGTCCTGTTTAATCTTCATGTAAGAATCCAAATAATCTGTTGTTTTCATGTGTCGCTTTTTTAATTATTTCATATAAAATTCATCATTCGATAAATCGTAGTAGACTTTGAAAACATGGCCTTCCTCACATTGATACCAGCCCGGTTCATCAAGGTCTTGAAGGTTCTTGTAACTGTGCGGTGATGTCCAGTCCTCGCCCATGAAAAAGCCCGTTTCGTGCTGTAAAGTATTCGATCCGCAGTCCGGGCAAATACCTTCAGGTTTCTTCTCCTGAATCTGGGCAGCCCGAACCATTACTGCAGTACAGGCTATATCGAAAATGCTTTTACCCTGTGGTGTCATAGTTGTATATTTAATTGAATTTTCAACGATGCAATTTCGCCCTCAACTTTGCTGATCAGTTCCATTTCACTTGGTGGAATACGACCTAAATTAAACCAGTACAATTTTATCAGTTCATCATACTTGTCTATCAATTCCTTTGTTAGCTTATCCATTTACCTGTAAGTTAGTAAATAAATACTGCATAAATAATGATTGTGAGCCAGAGAATGAACGCGAGCTCTACAACATAGTGTAAATTCTGAATCTTTAAAATCTTTTTCATCGTTTTGTCGCTTTTAGTTTAATTCAACATCTTCCCCTTTTATTAAAGTATCAATAATTTCTGATGCTTCAGCTATTGATAGCCTTTTCATAATCTGACTATTGTTATGAATAGTCGAAAATCCATTAAATGATCTCATCAATTCGATTTGTTTGTAGGTACACGGAACTGATGTTTTCTGAAATTTCAATATTGTTTTCATTTTGTCGCTTTTAATTCATGGTAAAGATAAGCATTATTTTAATATCTGCAAACATTTAGGTAAATAATTACAGGGAAAGTGTTATTTATATCTGTTATTAATAAGCAATTTCTTGTTATCCGGAATAAAGCATACCTTTGAAGTCTAATTCCCCGCCATGCAGCAGATAGTCATCCCGCTTTCAAAGCTCCAGGTTAACGCAGGTCAGGTGAAAGGGCTGCCGAAAAACCCCCGCCTGATCAAGGATGAGCGTTACCACAGGCTTTTGCAGTCAATAAAAGATGATCCCGAAATGCTCGAACTCCGTGAGTTGATCGTTTTTCCTCAGAACGGTTCTTTCGTTATCATTGCCGGTAACATGCGCTTCCGTGTCCTGAAGGAACTCAACTACAAAGAAGCACCCTGTAAGATACTTGATGCCAAAACGCCGGTTGAAAAGCTCAAAGCGTACACTATAAAGGATAATGTTTCCTTCGGGGAGAACTCATGGGATGACCTTGCAAACGAGTGGGATCAGGATCAGCTAATTGAATGGGGGGTGGAGATACCTGACTTTGCCTTTAAACAGGAGGCAACTGAAGACGATTATGAGATACCTGATGAGATTGAAACGGATATTATTCTGGGCGACTTGTTTGAGATTGGAAATTATATCTATTGCCCTAAATGTAAGAAAAAACATTATGTATGATTTGTAAGGTTTGTCATATAGAATTTAAAGAAACTCATTTTAATCAAAAATGCTGTTCTGATGAATGCAAACATCAGGCAAAAAGAAATACACAGGATAAATATAAAAAGAGCGAGAAGGGTAAATCTTCATATCAAAGATGGTGTAAGAATCCAGTAAAAAAAGAGATAGATAAAAAATATATGCAGACTGAAAAGGCAAAGAAGAAAGCAGTAATCAGATCAACACGGGCATTAAAAAATAATCAATCACTACAAGAAAAAAAGCGAATTAGAGATAGGTTATTTGCAAAAACGGAATACGGTAGGGAATTAAATAATAATGCAAAAAGAAAATATGCACATACAGAGAAGGGGAGAACAATCATGCTTCAATGTAAATATAGAAGACGTAATTATTCGGCTGGAAAGTTTGACATGGAGGCATGGAAAGAAAAACTTGAATCACTACATTACAAATGTCAGATGTGTGGAACTGACGAAAGAATAACCATTGATCATATCATCCCATTATCAAAAGGAGGCACAAATCATATTGATAATTTACAACCACTTTGCCATAGTTGTAATTCATCAAAGAACAATAAATTAATGGTAGCAGTATGAAATTGAAATGCGAATGCGGTCATATTATTGAATATACTGAAAAAGATGTTATTTCTGGACATCGGTTGTTATGCGGGGATTCAACGGATTCGGATAGTGTGGCGAAGTTGATGAATGGACAGAAAGCAGATATAACATTTACTTCACCACCATATAACGCAGGGAATAACAGATTAGGTGGAAATAAGAACAAAACTGAATCAAAGTACGCTAATAGCAAAGATGATGATGTTGAACAATGGTTTGATCTTGTTTGTGCTTCATCCGGACTTGCAATACAACACTCAATATTTGCATTTATAAATGTTCAACAACTCGCAAACAACAAATTTCGATTCATTGACTATTTGCATTTTGTTAAAGAATGGTTTGTTGATGAAATGATTTGGTATAAAGGCGAAGGGAATCCCGCATTAGCTCCGGGAGTTTTAAATAGCAGATTTGAGAAGATAATTATTTTAAAGAACGAAGCATTTCCATCAAGGGCAATCAATACAGTAAAATTCAGAGGAACAATATCAAACGTATATCAAGGCGGTCAACAAACAAAAAACGAATATTCGCAGCATCACGCAGCAACATTCCCCGTTCATCTTCCCGCACATTTCATAAATTCATTTACAATGCAATCTGTCTTGGATTTATTCATGGGAACAGGAACGACAATGGTAGCTGCAAATCAATTAAATCGGAAGTGTTACGGTATGGAGATTGACCCGAAATATTGTCAGGTAATAATTGATCGCATGAGAAAACTTGATCCTGAGATTGTGATTAAAAAGAATGGAGTGGTAATTGACAAAATCTGACACTATAAAAAAGAAAGCAATGATCGAGGCGTTAGTCGATGCCTTGGGAATCGTTACCCTTGCCTGTAAGAAAGTCGGAATAGCAAGACAAACGCATTACGAATGGTATAAGACAGATGAGAATTACAAACAGGCTGTCGATGACGTTCTGGATGTTGCTCTCGACTTTGCTGAATCCATGTTACATCAACGGATACAGGATAAGGATACTATCGCAATACTATTCTACCTGAAGACTAAAGGCAAGCGGCGGGGATATATCGAGCGGCAGGAATTTGATCACTCCGGCATCCCGCAATCCCTGAACATCATTGTCGATAAGTCAGAGACCGCAGAGACTTTAAAGAAGCTCAAAAATGGAACCGGCAAAGTTGACTAATGTATTTCATCGAACCGGTGAGGCTCTTATCGCTGCTCTAAATGGAACCGGCCCCAGGCTGATTGTCAATGAGGGAGGACAAGGAAGTTCAAAGACGATCAGCACAATTCAAGTCATTTACAACTGCCTGAAAGGGAGTGACCACAATCTGAAAACAACCTTTTGCAGCTATGCACTTCCGCATCTAAAACTCGGTGTTATCGCTGACTTTGATAATATCATTCTTCCGTCTTTTGGTGAAAATGTCGCGGCGATCAAATCAAATCCCGCACAACCGGCCTATCATATTAACAAGTCAGAGATCAACTGTTATGGTGTCGAGGGTAATATTGCAATGGCGCACGGTCCCCGCAGAGATATACTTTTCATCAATGAAATAAACCGGAAAATCACTTATGAGGTTTTCGATCATCTGTTTTCCAGGTCCCGGATAACGCTGGTCGATTATAACCCTGACTGTGAATTCTTTCTCCATGAGAAGGTCCTTCCGTTCATTCCTCACGTGAAGATCAACTCAACATTTTTGGATAATCCCTATCTACCGGCCGGGGAGTATAATAATATCCTGATGAAAAAGGATAACCCGAAGTTCGCCAACTGGTGGCGGGTTTACGGATTAGGACTGCTCGGTAAGTTCGAGGGTGCTATATTTCAGGACTGGCGTTACCTTCGTGCTGACGAACAGTGGCCCGATTACCTTCCTTATGGCTTCGGTCTTGACTTCGGATTCTCTGACCCGGACGCACTTGTTAAGACGGCCATAGACACGAAGGCTAAAAAGATGTACTGGGACGAAAAGATATATAAATCAGGTAACACGTTTCAGGATCTGAAAAACTTATTAACAGTTTATTGTCCACGCTCAGATCAGATCATTGCCGATTGTGCCGATGCCCGAATGATAGCGCAACTGAGGCCGTTTTTTAACATTAAGCCTGTTGATAAAAAGAAATGGACCATACCTGAGGCTTTGAAAATGATGCAGGACTATGAGCATATCATCACGCCGGAAAGCGTCAACCTGTCAAAGGAATTCAGTAATTACGTTTGGTCTGATAAAAAAGCCGGTATTCCTATTGACGGCTTCTCGCATCTTATTGACGGCGGCCGTTACCGGTTCATGGAGACTATCACACACCCCAGAAGTCACCAGCAATGGCACGGATAAAATCACTCAGGAAGCTCACCCTCAGAGATATGATGTTCAGCTTCGGGGAGTATTCCGGTCTGCCTGACGGCCTTTCTGAGCTTCCGGTTCCTGAGGTAATTCAGATTGGCCGGGGTAAATACGCCATTCCAAAGGACCTTAAAGAACTGGAAAAAAACATCTGTTACGGGCAAAGAATATTCCTCACGCAGAAGGAAAATGATGATTTCAGTTTAATCCTCAGGATCATAGATGGTTACTATTTCCCTGTCGTTACACGTAAAGCGTGGGATCAGGATAGTGCATTGTCGTTCGGTAAATTAGTTCTAACTTGCAGGGTCGAACAATTATATCCCGTCTCAATGCACCTGGTCAATTTAATTGCTGATCTGACTGGTAGGGAACAAAAGCTTCTGCACCGTGAGCCGTCAAAGATAGAGCTGGCTGCCGGGATCGATAAAC